GCCGGGCGTCCCGTGCCACAACTCGAGCGGCTTGCCTTCCTCGTCTCGCATGTGCTCTGACATGCCCTCGAACATGGGGCTGCGGTCTGCGACGCTGCCGCCGTCTGCTTTGACCACGCGCAGAGGGCCGCCGATGCGCTCCATCTGCTTCACGTGCTCGACGGCGCGGTTCATGTCGAACCCCTTCATCTTGGGGTCGGTGTAGACGGTCGAGACCATCGGCACGTGCCCCTGATAGACCATCGACGGCGGCTCGCGCCCGCCCCAGCGGTTGGCGGGCATCATGAAGTGGTTCGTGATCTTGAAGGTCGACCCATTGGGCGCGCGGTACTCGTCGCCGATCCGGGTGTCATCGAACGCACCAGCCTGCATCGCCTCTTGATGCGCCGACAGCTGCGCCCGGTTCCGCTCGGCCATGCTGTCGAACGTGTTCTGGATGTGCTCAGGAAGCTCTCCTGACGCAATATTCTTGCGCGCCCGCTCGACGTTCAGGTCGACGGGGTCTTCCATTTTACCTCCGGTCGATGCGTTCAGGTGGGAGAGGTGAGCCAACCTCGGATCGAACCGGGCAAAGAAGGAGCGGATGCCGCGTGTGTCGTGACGGAACGTTACATCGGAAGGCACAGAGGACTTTTTCTGAAACTCTGTTCGCAGGGATGGATCGTTTCTGTCATCAGGAACATGGATGCCACGGTCAATGAGATTGGAAATCCTTACCCCGCCGTCGCCTTCAATCCTCGCTCCGCGAGCGATCTGATTGGTGTCGTGAACACCGCCCATATCTGCGGGCCCGGATGCATACCTTCCGACTGTCGTCTTCGCCCCGCCGGGAAGCGCGACCTCGGTCTCATCAGGAATGCCGCTCCAGACTTCACCCTTTGCGTCAATATTGGCCAGATTTTGGTCACGGTTCAGCATTGGGAGCACACTTCCGAACTTAGGATCAGCATAGCTGCTGGCCACATGCGGGTTGCTGGACGTGACAAAGCCAATGCCCTCGCGGCTCCCGCTGCCGTAGTTCGGGCTGGGATAACGCATCTCTCCGCCAGTCGTGGTGCCGTGAAACTCCTTGCTGGTAAACCCCAGTTCCTTCGCCCGAGCTGCTCGGCTCTTGGCGTCCATCGGCATGTCCATGCCAGTCTGGCCAGTCTCGTACAGCTTCCAGAGATGCTGAGGATCGGCGGCGTCCAGATGCTCATTTGTGATCTCGCTGGCGCGGCCCTCGCGCAGCATCCGGGCGACGGTCTCGGCCCCCTCAACGGTGCCGCCATTTGCTTTCCCTACCCGGCCGCCGGACGCGTAGATGTTGTCTCCGACCCAATCCTGAGCCCAGTCTGGGATGCTGTCGCTGTGATACGACGGCCCCCACGCGCGAGACGGGCCGACGTCGAAGTGCAGGCTGTTGTCGTAAAAGCCGAAGCCGGTGAACCCGGCTGCGAGGGCGGCGTTGGCCAGAGCCAGCCGCTGCTCGGGCGTGTATTCGGAGGCGTCGATGTCATAGGCATTCCCGTGCAGGTGCTGCGAGCCCTTGGCGCCGCCCACGGCCTGATTGGTGTCGGGGTCGCGGTACCCGCTTGTGATGGTCAACGGCTGGTCCCAGCTGGCGCGCAGTGCCTCCATCGCAGCCGCTGCCTGCGGCGAGATGCCATTGGCCTCGGGCGTCGGCGCCGGGGCACCGACCGGGCCGGTGGCGGGCGCTGGCTGCACCACCTGCTGCGCCTGCTCCTGCGTCTTCGGCATGACGCCCTTCAGGGCGATCAGGGCTTGGGTCCAGTCCGAGATGTCGCTTCCACCCCGCGACGGCACGATCCGGGCGACCGGCATGTGCGGCACAGAGCCGCCGTAGGCATGAACCTGCCGGGGAACGCCGGGCAGGTACTTGGACGGGGCGATCTGGCCGGGGGCGCGATCCTTGGCGGTCTCAGCGCGCCGCTTCTCGAGCATTCCGCCCAGTGTCAGCCGCGCCGCGCGGATCGCCTTGTCGTCGCTCATTTACGCTGCCCCTTCTGCGCCTGAACCTGCATTGCCAGCTTGATCAGTTCCGACTTGTGGTCCTGATCCTGCAGCATCTTCTCATGCTCCATCCGCATGATGTCGTTCATCTGGTCGCGATCCATCCGCATCTGCTCGAGGCGGATGTCGTTCTCGCGGTCCAGATCGCGGTTCTCGTCGTTGTTCCGGTCCCGCAGCATGGAAAGCTCCATCTGCCGGGCTTTATTCTGCTCGGATACCAGCTTCAGCTGGAACTCGCGCGGGTCCGTCCCGACACCGCCGGGCGCAGCCGGGGCATCCGGCCGCTGGGCCTTCAGCATGTCAGCCTGCGCGCGCATGGTGTCGGCGTCGGCCTTCTGCTTCTCGATCTGGGTGTCAGCCATCGCCTTCATCATCTCAGGCGTCGGCTTGGCGCGCTGGTCTGCCGGCTTCAGGAACTGCTCGGGGTTCGACCAGCCGATGGCCTTCATGGCAGCCATGTCGATGGCGACCGGGTCGTAGATGTGCGGCGTAGCCGACTGCAACTGCTTCAGCGCCATCAGCTTCATCATGCGCTGGGCATGGCTGGAGGTGTTCGGGTCGGCATGCGGGACCAGCTCGACGTCGTCCAGCGCCATGATCAGCTTCTCGGGGTTCCAGTCCAGCGTCGGGCGCCGGTTGCGCTCCCAGAAGCTCTCCGGGTGCTCTCGGAAGCAGTCGCGCAGCAGGCGGAACTCCTCGGCCTGCGCCGAGTGCATGCGCTTGTGCACCGCATTCAGAACCTTGGTGGCCTGCTCGATCATCGCCAGCGTGGTACCTACGGCCGCGTCCTGCCGCCCCTCGCCCACCTGCATCTCGCTGGTGCCGCCCACGCGCATGCCAGTCTGGGCCATGTCGCCCACCAGCGCCATCAGGGCCTGCGACGGCTCCTTGTAGGGCAGCGCCATGACAGCCTGACCGATGGGCTGGCCGCCGGTCTTGACCTGCGCGGCGCCGCCCGGCGGGATGCGGAAGATGTTGGTGTTCTGGCGCGATCCAACGTCCGAGATCAGGAAGCCGGGGAAGTTGGCATACATGCCCGCGTCCAGCAGCTCCCGCCATGCAGCGGTGACGGCATTGGTGGTGTTGCCGAGGATGTGCAGCAGGCCGATGTCGTAGAAGCCGAAGCCCGGCACGAAGGTGTACTTCACGAAGGTCTTGCGCGCCTCGGGCAGGGCATCGCCCTCGCCGTAGTTCCGTACGATGCTGAGGATTTCACGGCTCGAGACGTCGATGGTCACGCGGTACGGGATTTCCAGCCCGGACGGCTTGCCCTTGTACTTGTGCTCGAAGCCCTTGATGTCCAGCTCGCAGTAGACCTCGTAGATTTCCCGGTCGCGGTCGTCCGGGTTCACACTCTCGACCGAGATGCCCTGCTGCGCCGCCTTGGCTTCCTTCAGGCTGTCCTGCGCCACCATGTTGGGCGTGGCGAGGTCGATGTCGCGATAGACGCCGAGGATTTGCAGGCGCCGCACGGTCGACGGCTTCATGTAGACGCGGTGCGTGATCCGCTTGGCGTTCGACAGGTCGGTCGCCGAGTTGTTCACGATCAGGTCGTCAGCGTCCACGCTCTCGGACACCGGCCGGTTCCGCAGCGGGCAGAAGTAGACCTTCTTGAACGCGGTGCCGCCGAAGCCCAGCATCAGGAACATGCGGTCCGTGTCGGGGTAGTATTCGGTGGCGGTCGCGGTCAGGTAGTGGTTGAAGTCGCGCTGCAGGGCGTCGACCATCTCGTCGCGTTGCACCTCGGTGCCGTTGGCATCATCCCTGATCTTGACCGGGCCGTCGGTCGGCAGCATCTCAGACCGGGCGTTGGCTTGGAAGCGCAGCACGGCTTCCTGCAGCAGCGGGTGCCGCACCTTGGACATGCCCTCGACCGGGGCGCCGTCGGTTGACCCCTGCAGGCCGGGCAGCTCGATCTTCAGGCCCAGCAGCTTCATGCCCTGCGCCCGGTCCTCGACCCATTCGCTGCGACTGGTCAGGTCGTCCTCGACCCCGCGCAGCAGGTCTTCGCTGATCCGGGTCAGCTCGCCGTCGTCGATCTGGTCGACAAGGTTGTCAAACCAGCCCTCGGGGCCGTTCTCGCGGTCGGCGTCGGCGATGGGCTTGCCGTCCAGAGAGACGGTGATCGACCCATCGCCGTGGTCGATGCGGAGGATCGCGCCATCCTCACTCACTTCGGGCATGTCAGGCCCTTCATCCGCCTCTTCGACGGTGACGTCCATCGGGCCGATGGCCCCGCCGTCGGGATCATCTTCGAGGCGAACGGCGGGGTTCAGACCGGGAACGAGGGGCATTTGGCTTTCCCTTCATGGATAAGGCTGGCGCGATACTATCAGACAGCGGCGCGTTCTTCCAGCAGCAGGTACGCGGCCGCAAGGTAGTTGATCGCGCCCAGCAGCTCGGCGCGCGCCCGGTCGTTCGGCAGGCGGGATGCCTCCTGCGTCTTCTTCATCGCCTGACCCAGCTGGTAGCCCGGTCCGACCATGCGGGCGATCTCCATGATCGGCTGCTCGAGGAAGGGCTTGTCGGTCGCATGGCGCTCTTTGCCCTTGCCCTTGGCGGCCTGATCGAAGGCCAGCTGCAGGACGTGGCGCAGCGGGTCATAGCCGTCATCCCTGCTTTCTTGAAAGTCCGGGCAGATGTGCCGATACGCGCCGTTGTACTCCTCTCCGCACCGCTCGCAGGTCTGCAGCGTGTGCGCCACGATGCTGTTCGGAAATTCCCACTTAGCCATTACCATCTCCCGCTGATTGCTTCGGACACACGGCCCGGATTGACATTGAAGTGCTCCCCGATGCGGACGGCTGAAAAGTCGGGGTGCGCCCTGTGGTAAGCCCTGATGTCGGCCGCAAGCTCTCGGCTCATGGGCGTGCTCTCGTTTGCAGAGCGGCGCTTGATGTGCACGCGATACATCACGTCCAAGGCGGAGTTGATCTTTTCGCGCATGGCGTCTGCGTCGTCCAAAGACAAGGCCTCGCGCAAGATGCTGCGGGCCAGAGGGATATCAGCCATGACGCGCCTCCACCGGCCGATCCTCTTGGTTCTGGTACTTCCCATCGTACGATGCAGGCATCACGATCTGGTGGAACAGCACCTGCGCGATCCCTGCGCCTGCAGGAATATACAATTCGCCCTCGCCGTGATAAACCAGCTCGATTGTTAGCCATCCCTTCCAACCCGGCTCGAGTACGGTGTTGAATACGGACAATCCGCGCCGCGCCCATGTCGATTTGTCATGAACGACACCGACCAGACCATCCGGCATATCGAACTCTTCGATGGCCGAGGCGATGATGAACCGGCCCTTGCGCCCGTTCACCGTCATGGCGTCGTGGTTGGGCCGGAAGATGATCTCCTGCTTGATGCGGATGTCATATCCGGCCTCGGCCAGCCCATAGCTGACCCCATGCTCCCGGTGCTTCTCGGTCAGCATGTCCTTGATCGGGGCCGCCGAAAGCAGATGCGTGCCGTTGACGATCATTCTGCTTCCACCTGCTGCACCAGCTCGTTGGCGAACCCGGCGATGGACTGCAGGAAGATGGACAGGAAGCCCTGCGTCCCGAAGCTCAGGATCACGCCCTGATCCTCCGCGATCTTCATCATCTCGGCAGCCACGTCCGGCTCCACGCGCTGCGGGCCCTCCGAGACCAGATGGGCGATCTGGGCGTGGTCGCAGATGCCCACGTTCAGGTAGCCGTCGGCGACGGTGTAGAACATGGACTTGTTGCTGGCGTCATCGAACTTCACGATCATCTGATATTCCTCTCAGTGTACGAGTTGGTCTTGGTTCTCGCCCCAGAGACCCTTGCTGGCGGTCTCGAAGGCGATGTTGATCAGCTGTGAAAAGCGTTCGGCGCTTTCCACGTTGTCGAAGGCCATGATCACGCCCATCTCCTCGAACGCCGCCACGGCGTCGATGTGGGTGGGCATCTCAGCGCCCAGCTTCTCGATGATCCTCTGGCGCGGGCCGGTCGCCACGAAGGGAGACGGCACGCCGCTCCCGAAGTCGTGGACGCCCACCAGCATGATTGCGTTGTCTCCGCCATACCACCAGATCACCGCGACATTTCCTCGACGAACGCGGCGATCCCGGCCTTGGCGGCATCATCCTCAGTCTTGCCCTGCAGGGCGTAAATGCGGACCTTGCCCTTGGCAGCG